CCTGGCCAGGCTGAGGCTGCAGCACGTCGTCCGGGCTTAGCTTCAGGTTGCGCAGGAACATTTCCTCAACCTTGCGCGCGTCGTACATCTGCGGCAAAACAGCGGATCGCTGCAGCACGGCCTGGACCTGGGCGAAGCGCTGGGCCTCGCTGAAAATCGCTGGATCGCTAACTGGAATCACGTCCATCGGACCGTCAAAGTCTTCGGGCTTGATCTGCAGCCCAGACTCCATTTCTTCAATGTCCTCTTCGGTGAGGTATGCGCTGTTGATGCGGTGCAGAATCTTGAAAACACGCGACATGGAGCTGTGCAAGCGCGAGTGGATTGAGCTGAACACGACCATGCCCTGCTCGATCAGCGCCAGCGTTGTGCCCACAGGCGCGTTGGCGTTTTGGTCGCTCAGCTTTTCAAACGAGGTTTGCACAACGCCCTTGCCGGCATCAACCAAGAAGCCGAGCAGCTGGAACAGCGTCGGGCTTGGACCATTGAACGGCAGCGGCATGGCCAGCTTGCGCACGTCGTCAACCAGTGCGCCGCCCTCAAGCTCCACAACCTCGGTCGGCTGCAGGTTGATCGTTTGACCGCCTGGACCGCCCTTGAGCTTAAGCAGCGTGGGAATATTCTGGATGTGGGCCGAGTCCAGTAAAGCGCGCAATGCGCCAGTGGCCGCGCCGGACAGGCCGCCAATCATGTGAGTCAGGCCAATCGGGTACGCGCCGCGCCAAGGGACGAACGGGAACTCAACAATCCAGTCCAGTTCCTTGCGGCGGCTGTCTTCAGCATCCCAGTTGCGGTACAAACCGCACGCTTGGCTGCTTGGCTTGTCAATGCTGATGATGTACGGCTCCATGCCGTCACCAAAATCAAGGTGCGTGTAAATCTCAAAGATCGTGCGCAGGCCGTCCTCGTTGTAGGAAGATTCCTCGCGGCCTTCGATCTTGTTGTTTGCTTTGCTGGCCGCGCTGTAATCAACGTCGCCAGGCGAGCCCAAGTTGATGTCAATGTACATCCCTGCTTTGATGCGGCGGTTGAACTCGGCTTTAGTCACGTACTGCACGTGCGTCTTGCGCTCGGCAGAGTAAAAGTTGGTGGCCGCAAACGGCAGGTAAATGTCGTCGATCGCGATGAACTCGGAAGTCGGGCGCCTCCACTGCGGGGACCACATGAGCTTGAGGTACTGACCGCCGCCCAGCGGCAGCTGCGTGCTCAGCTGTTCGAGCTCGCCCCGGAACTCGCTCATCTGCTCGGTCGTCTGCCAGTTCATGAACTCAGACTTGCGGCGCGCCTTTTCCAGCTTCTTGGGGTCAACATTGCCGAGCACCTTGGACTTGACTGGGCCGCCAGGCGGGAAGATCTCCTTCATAACCCGGGCCGAAAAGTCAACGCAAGCCTCGACCAGCATCGGGTGCACGACTTTGTTGGCTCCAGCAAACTGTGCGCCGCCTGGAGCATCGTCGCCCAAGCCGGTGCGGCGCAGGCCCTCTTCGTAAAGTTTGTCGCGCTTTTGGCGGGCTTCTTTGTCGCGCTCGATTTTGTCAAGCAGGTCGGTCACAACATCGGAGAGGGTGGACTGGTCCACCTCGTCAACAATGTTTGCAAAGTGGGCCATCTTTTCGGCCACGTCTTTTTTGTTCTCAAAGCGAACGATTGCACCGCCGTCGTCTGTGTCCTCAACTTCCATGTCCTCATCTGGAAGAGACAGGTCTTCGGCGCGCTGCTCCTTGTCGCTTGGGTTTTCGTCGGTTCCGCCGTTCAAGAGTTGGTCGTCCATTGTGTTCAGCCTTGGTTTAGCGCGCGTTCATTGCGTGGAGCTCGCCCACAATCCTGTCGATTCTAGCCGGGTCAAAGTCGTCTGTGGGGAAATTCGCACCGGAGACTGCGCCGCCTTCGGCAAAGCCTGCTGAATTTGCTGCGCCATCAAGGTCAAAATCCGTTCGGATGCGGTTTATCACTTGGTCAATGCGCGCGGGGTCGTAGTCAACATAACCGCCTTCGGAAAAGCCTTCTGGTTTTGCTGCGCCGCCAAGGAAGTCACGCATTTCGTCAATGCTCATAAAACGCTGGGCGTTTGGAGAAGAATTAACAGCAGCGTTAAAGTTGTCAATTGCCTGCTGAATGTCCCGCTCGGGTGAGGCATTGCCAAACGCGCGAAAGACCGCGTAGGGGTTTTGAATGTCAATCAGCCCCGTGTTCTCCAAGTCACCCACGTCACCCCAGTTGCCTGAGCGCACAAAGTCCTGCACCGCGGGCAAGTACTCTTCGTTAGGGGCCTTGTTGCCTTTACCTTTGATCTGGACAATTTTTTCAGGTCCAGGGCGACCCTCCGGAGTTCCAGTATCAAAAATTTTAGGGCCAGGCGCCGTCTCAATCGTCACATGCGGACGCCCCTTATCGTCGCGCAGGCTAAAAATCTTTGACCGGCCCTCAACCACGTCCGGGCAGTAGCCTCCGACGCAGTGGCCCATGGTCTCGCCCTCGTACTTAAGGGCGTCTTCAAGAGCTTTTTCACCAGGATTCTGGGCATAATTTCCATCAGGGCCTATCGAATTACCAGCCTTATCCAAAGCATATCCTTCAGGTAATTCTTTCGGCTGCCGCAGCTCAACCCACTTAGTACCCGACTCAGGATACTCCTTAACCACCTGCGTCGCGGGGTTCATAGCCTTGGCCATGTCGGCGTCGACCTTCTGCGCCGCGCGCCAGTCGTTGATCTTGGCCACGCGCTCGACAGCCTGGGGCACGGTCACCTTGTCAAGGTCGGAGTACTTCAGCATCAACTCACGCGGCAGGCCGGACGCTGGATTGATGGCGTTTTTCAGCTCATCGACCAGGTGCTGCATGCCCAGCTCATATCTGACGCCGCCAAGCAGCTCGTAGACACGCGTCTCGGGCGGCACCTTTGCCAGCCACGGGTCTTTGGCAACAGCCTCTGGATAGCCGCTCGTCAGATCTCGGGCCTGCAGCTCGTTGTAAAAAGTGTCCGCGCGCTTTTCGTAGCGCTTTGCCAGATCGGACTGGGCCATGCCTTCTTCTGGAAAACCGGCGCGAACGCGGGCGTCAGCAACGTTGTAGCTGGTGGGGAGGGGGTCAAAATGCAGCACACCCCGCTCGGCCAGCGCGCGCACCGGGTCTTCCGGCGTGGCCATCTCGTTGCGCATGTACTTGGCCAGCTTTGTGTCAAGCCACTTGTTGATGGCAATATCTGGATTGAGCCTTGCGCGCTCACGAGCAAAAGCGTCAGCGTCCATTGCATGACCAGCTTCTTGAAGCTGAGCATACGATATATCCATTTGCCGAAGTTCACCGGCCGGGTCTGAACCCATTACTCGAACCTTCAACGGCTCCACCGCCCGCTCAACGCTGCCAGCCAGCCAGTTGCCGCCCTTGGGTTTAACCACGTAAGCCGGTGCACCAGCCAGCGCAAAGTCGCGCCCCGCCTTGCTTATCGCCGAGGGCAGAGCCGCGACCGCACGCAGTGGTGCACCAGGCCCGGTGTAAAACCCGCCACCCAACTGGCCAGCGGTCGTAAACGCTCGGCCCACCGGGGTCTCGCTGACCGATCGCATCGGCAGGCGCTTTTCCACGTCCTCGCTGGTCGGCAGCACGGTCTGCTCGGACAGGCCGGGCAGCATGCGCACAAACGACTCAATGTCGCCGGGAGCTCCCAGCACGCCGGACACCATGCCGCGCAGGGCTGCAAGCGGTGCGTTGGCCGAGGCCGTGCGGTCTTGCTGGGACTCAGTGCGGCGGCCGGCAGAGCGGTAGCCCACGAAGGGGCGGGAAAGGTCAACAGCTCCACCCTCCGCTCTGCTGATCCAGGGCTTGCCCGTGGTTTGCTTTTTTGTTGCTTGCTCAGCCATTTGATTCACCATGTCCTCAAGCTCAGTCTGCGACCTGGCACGAGCGCCAAGCCGCGCACCCAAGGCGTTGTTGTGCATGTCTTGGTCGTAGTCCTTGGGCATTTTCCCCGCACCGATCAGCGCCTTAAAAGCGGCAATAGGTGAGGTCGTGTACTCATGCGCCCGACCCAGAAACTCAGCGGGGCCTACGCCGTATTTGCGCGCCAGGGTGCCCGCCGCCAACATGTGCCGAGCAGCATCGTTTTGGTCGTCCTGCCCGGCTTGACCGGGATACATATCCTCAGCCACAAAGCGGGCGTAAGGACTGATGGAGAAAATTGAGGGTGTATCTGAAGGCATAGGGTCACCACTTAACTTTGTTGGCCCAGTACGCCGCGCTCGACGGACCCTTGGCAATGTTTGCGCCGTGGCGCGCTTTGAATGAGTCGCGCTTGGTGGTGGTGGCGGCCGACTCGCCCTGCTTGGGCTTGCCCGCCGGCTTGGCGCCTTGCTCGCCAAAGCGGATCAGTTTTTCAGTGCCGTCAAAACAGGCCTTGACCACGTGCGATTTCTTTGGGTGGTCCGGCGTGCGCTTTGGGGCGTTGCACGCCATGTCGGCTTTGATGACGGGCTTGGTCATTTGAGTTTGCCTGCTTTTTGCTTTTGAGCGGCGCGCATGTTGTCGACCATGTTGGGGTACGGACGCCCGGCGCTTTCGGCTGCGCGCTTGGCGCTGGTCTTGGCGCCCGACGACAGCGGCTTTGGTTTGCTCATTGACTCGGGGCGCTTCTTGTCCCAGATGGGTTTGGGTGTCTTAGGCGGCATATGGATTGATCCTCGCTTTTTGCTGACGCGGAGCCCTTTCATCAGCGTCGCGCGCCTCTGGCAAGTCAAACCACCGCTCGTTTTTCAGGAAGATGATCGTCTGCGTGAAGGTGTCCACGTAGTCGTCATGCTCTGCGACGGGGAACTTTGCCAGCTGCTTGATGAACGACTGTGCCCAGCCTATGGGCTGGCCGGGGTTTTTTGAAGACTCCGGAATCCACAGCAGTC